GCGGGCTCCAAGTTCATAGGCCACGCTGCTTCAAGGTACGGTCGAGGAACCAATAGTTAATGGTGCCCGAGAGAAGCGCCGAGAAGTCCGGGGACATGAGCTGTTTAAATACTTCCGACGGAGGCAGGCCAGCCGTCCACGCGTTCCACGCAAACCAGACATGTACAAATGACCAGATGAGTAGGACCCAGTACGTCACCACCGGGCGAACGGATGCAGAGAGCGCAGCGGCCCAACCCCCGGCAGCCTTTGTCATCTCGGCCTGCTGTTGTATAGCAGCGTTAAACGCATCCATCGCACCGACGTCTACGGCAGCTTCGCGCTGCGCTCCGATCTCAGCAAGCTTTTGCTGCCCCCGGATTTTCTCCAGATCGCACTGGTGCTCAAACATTGCCAACTCGTGGCTGCGTTCATTTTTCTTGTCAAAAAACTTCAGGACCTCTGGGGCAAGACGGAAGATGCCACCAAATACGCCACCCAGAATACCGCCGCTGAATAGTTCAAGCATGTGCGCTCCTTAAGTTGCAGTTCCAAAAACTGTCCCGGTTGTAATCCAAGTGACGTTGGAAACTCCGCTGACGTAACGTCCACCAGTGCCCCCCGCGCCGCCCGTATAAGGAGCAGTAGAGTCGCCACCAGCAGTACCAGCAGAACCCCATGACCCGCCATTCCCTCCGTTAGGAGCGCCAAACTGGCCGGTCCCACCATTACCAGCGGCGCTTACAGTTCCGGCTGTGGCTCCAGTACCCCCAGTGCCAGCACTAGCGTTTTGTAAAGAAGATTGCCCACCGCCCCCGCCACCACCATCTCCAAAGCCGTTACCAGCACCGCCGCCACCGCCGCCACCCCCGCCCGCAATAGTGTTTAAATTATTAATTGACACGGCGACGGATACAGATAACGCAGTTCCACCATTTCCACCCGCGCCTCCAAATCGACCCCCAGTAGAACCAGTTCCCCCATCGCCGCCATTGCCTCCCCTAGCAACGATGATTCCATTGTTGATGAGCGTTACGCCACTAGGGAATGATCCGTTAATTGTGAGGGCCGGGGTTGCAGTTGTAGTGCTGCTGATGTAAACGCCAGTGTTGATTGTGGCTTGTACAGCATCAGACTGATTCCACCCAGCACTTACTGCCAGAGTGCGTAAGTTAGCGTTTGTCTGGTTGCTAGAAATGTTAAAAGCAAATCCAGCAAATGCGTTTGCACTAGCCCCGGCAAGAGCGTTATGGATGCCAGCCATCAGCTTAGGCCCCCGCCCGAGATCACGGCTTCCGTGGCGGATATAAACACCACCGTAGCCATACCCCGCAAAGCCAAAGAACGGTTGCCCGTGTTGGAGGTTCCAACCTGACGCAAAGTCAGGCTAGTGCCTTGGGTAATTGTGATGGTGGACGCGCTGTTGTTGTAGATGGTGACCACATCCTGAGCAGCAAACACGCTAGCGGGGATCGTCACTCCAGCCGTTACAGATACCAGCGACCCACGATCCCCAACAACAAGAGTTCCACCACTAGAGGTGGTAGTCGGCGTAGTCAGAGACCGCAGGCGATCAACAAATGCCGTCGTAGCCAGAGTGGTGCTGGAGGTCTTTTCTGCTTGAGTGATGGCTGTTGAGCCTGTAGCCAACGGCGCGGTAAGCGCAGTTCCACTCCACGTCATGCCGCTCGTCCCACCCAAGGAACCTGCGTTGTTGTACTGAAGCTGCGTAGTGGAGCCTGCCGCCGTTGCGTTTACAGTCACGCCGCCCGTGGAACCGCTAAGCGAGATGTTGGTGCCAGCCGTGAGGCTGGTGACCCCGGAGTTTGTAAACGTCACCGCGCCCGTGGAGCCACTGACACTGATACCCGTCCCAGCAACCGCACTCGTGACGCCTGAGTTGGTGATTGTCACTGCACCAGTAGAGCCACTAACACTAATCCCCGTGCCTGCGACGTTGCTGGTTACGCCTGAGTTAGTAATGGTCACCGCACCAGTAGGCCCGCTGACACCAATCCCTGTCCCGGCAACGTTGCTGGTTACGCCTGAGTTGGTGAAAGTTACATCGCCCGTGCCAGCACTCACGCCAATACCGGTCCCAGCAACAGCACTTGTGACGCCCGTGTTTGTCACGGTAACCGCTCCGGTCGAGCTGCTTACGTTGATCCCGGTGCTTGCCGTAAGACTAGTCACCCCCGAGGCAATCACAACAAAATCGCTGGTGTTAGTGTTCCACGCGATCAGGGATGTGACTCCAGTAAGAACCGTCACGCCTGTGGTGGGGGAAACAGGGCCGCCCTTGAGAACAACGCTGCTATTAGAGTTGTTGACTACAACGTATACCTTGCTCTGCTTGGGGGCAAAGATACTGCGTGTCGTGCCCGGGGTTCCAGTGACCAACAGAACAGCCGTGCGAGCCTCGTTTGACTGCCCGCCGCCAGTGGTGCTCAGCGTCCAGTCTGCCGCAGTGATGTCTTTGGAGGATGTGGAGGCAATAGAGTCTTCAACCAACTGGGTAAGCTGACTGTTAACTGTGCTGCCCCACGTATTGGTGAGTTCCCCCGTGGCGGGCTGCACGAAACCCAGCAGGGACGTGTATGAAGAGGGCATGGTTGCTCCTTACGAATTGTTGATATTTTGCCAGTTCGGGTTCTGGCTGTCGCCTATTACGGTCCACCCGGGCGACTGAGAATTGGTAATGCCCGCCCAGTTGGCAGCCTGCGATGTGATGATCTTGATCCAGCCCGCAGCGGCGGCGCTGTCCGCCATATTTACATTTTCTGTAATCGCTGCTCGGAATGCCATAAGAACTGTAGCCGCATCTGCGCTGCTCAAACCTTCAAAGATAGAGTCCACAAAGTTTGAAGCAATGGACTGCGCGTCAGCCGCAGAAAAGTTCTCCGTGATCGACAAAAAGAAGAGATTAGTGAACGTGCGGATGTCCTCTAGGGTCGCCCCCTCGCTTATCGACGCCAAGAACTGCGCCGTTATAGTGCTGACATCCGCCATTGTGATGTTCTCAGATACGGATTGGGGGAACTGCGCAGTTGCAGCACTAACATCGGCTAGCGTAGCCCCCTCATCCCTAGACGCAACAAACTGCGCTGTGATTGCGCGAGCATCGTCTAGCGTAACAGGCTCAGTCCTAGACTGAAGCAAGGCCGTAAATATGGTTGCAGAATCTTCGGACGTCACGTTTTCGGTGACCGCGCCTTTAAACCCAACAAGGACAGACTGCGTATCGGAAAGGCTGGAACTTTCACTAATCGCCGTAGTAAAGGCAATTAGCTGAGTACTGGAGTCAGCGGAAGAAAGCCCTTCAATGATAAAAACAGAGGATGAACCCGGGACTTCCTGAAACACCCCCATCACTACGTTCTCTGTGGGGCTCTCCAAGTAGGCCGTCAGTTGGGTACTTGAGTCAGCAGAAGAAATTCCCTCGGTAATCGACACGGCATTGCCTGTCCCCGCGAGTGCCGCGAAGGGGGTTTGGGCAAAGCTGGAAGTGCCGAACATGATTAGAAGAGCAAGAAGAAGTTTGGCGAATTGCCCCCGGATGGAGCAGTAAAAATCCACCCCAAGTTGTTGCTGACGTTCACGTTGCCGTTGGATGTGTATGCGTTCCAAGTCGCGCCCCCCGTGGCGTTGCTGTCTTGAATAGAGCAGTACGAGACGGACACAGTCCCGCTGGCTTTGGAAAGATTCGCTCGGGTTCCGGCAGTGGAGCTATTTATTGTCACCAAGTTGCCTGCCGTACCGCTTACACCAAAGTTGCTTACGGTCTGAGTCGTGCCTGCCGTGAATGTGATGGTTGCTGGCTGAACAGTATTGGTGATGTTGCCAAACGTATTGCTGCCGGTGATCGTTAACGCACCAGCACCGCCTTGATTAAGGGTAATCCCAGAATAAGAAGCACCGCCACCAGCAAAAGTTTTGGCAGATGCGCTGGTAAAGTCAATTGTCCCGGTGCCGGTAACTGTAAGGTTAGTGACTGTTGTAGCATCCCAAGGAGTTCCTGAGCCAGCAATTGTCCAAACACTTCCAGAACCAAAAGCAATTGTTCTAGTTCCAGTTCCAGTTAAAGTGACTATTCCCGTTGCACTAGAAATGTTTACGCTATAACCACTAGAATTAAATGTTCCTTGAGTAATGGCTAAACTGTAAGTACTCGCCTGAGAAAACTCAGCATTATCTGCAAGTGTTACAGAACCTCCGGGAGAATTTATGGTAACCCTATTGCGGAAAGGCGCTGATGTATTTGCGCTCGTAATTGTTTGACTTCCACGGCCAGCAAATAAAATTTCTCTGGCGCCAGTGCTAGTAAGAGTTCCGGTGCCGTTAATCCAATTTCCATAAACACTAAATCCTGATGTTGTGCCATATGTGAGTGTCATTGTGTTGCCCGGCTGTTGCCGGGCTGACATATCAACTGTGCCAACATTAAAAACACCTGTAACAGTTGTTGTTGTTCCTGCGGCTGGAAACACGCCTCCCGCAAATGCAGCAGTATCTTGCGCCAATGGAAACATCGTGTTGTCTGCGGCAGCCGGAAACGCCAACATTGTTTGCGATGTTGGGAAAGTTCCACCAACACTAACAAACCAAGTATTACCGCTGCCAAATGTAATTATTCCAAGACTTGTTCCGTTTGCGGTAACAATTGTTTGCCCAGCGACAAGCGATGGAGAGCCGGTAGTCGTTAATGTGGTGCCGCTGCACGTTGCGCCGGGAAGGGAAATGACAGAACACCAAGAACCAGTACCTGCTGTCGCCCAACTATTGCTGCCAGTATTACGGTAATAAACTGTTTTGGCCGCAGGGAAAGTGATGCCGCTATTGCCCAAACAATTTCCTGCTCTAGTCGGAGAAATTGACGCCCCTGAAAGAGCAATATCTCGAAAATCGTAATCCGTTCCGCCGGTAACTGATCCTGTAATTGTCAACGTGCGCTGGGTTCCAATGGTATCGGACGCCAAGAATGTTCGATACGCCGAAGCTGTGCCTGCGTTTAGAGTCAATGTGGTAATCGTCTGATCGGCCCCAAATGTAATCTGTGTTGTTCCTACCGATGATCTTGAAGCAAACGACAAAGTTCCAAATGTATTGGCACCGGTAATCGCATAAATATTATTGGTGGTTTGCGCGGCGTTAGTAAAAGAAACGGTGCCATAAGAATAACCGCCACCAGCAAAAGTTACGCTTGCTACTTGAGCCGTTGTAAATGTTGCCGATGATGCACTAAAAGTTAAGTTGGCATTATTGACAACTGTAAAAACTGCTCCGCTTGCGGATGTGCTATATGTTATTGTAGAGCTGTTAAAATTTAAATTTCTAACCGCTGTACCAGTGGTCGAAAATGCACCGCAGGTAATGTTGTAGTTAGAAGCTGATGTGCTAAAAGTACCGGCAAGAAAAGATAGTGTGTTAATTGTGCCAATAGTAAGGTTATTTGCTAGTGTCCAGCCGCCACCAACGCCGTTAAAAGTAACAGAGCAGCTTAACGTTGTGCCTCCGGTATTAATTGTTTTTCCGGTGGTAGTTGCGTTAAATGTGGTAGTTTGCGAGCCCCATGAGGCCACCGTACCTGCCGTAAACGACAAAGAACCGCTAATGCTCATTGTCGTAGACATAGTAAAAGTAACAGTCCCGGCAGAAACTGTAATATCTCTACATTGAGCGCTGCTAGTCGTTACAGTGTAGGTTGCAGCTTGGTCAAAAAATACATCGTCTGCGTTAGTAGGCGCAGATGCACCACTAGCGCCACCAGAAGAGGCAGACCAGTTAGTCGTGCTGCTGGCGTTCCAAGTTCCGGTTCCACCAACCCAATATCTATTGGCCATTTACCGATTCCTGTAATTTCAAATTTTCTATCCAGCCATTTAAACGGTCTTGTTTGATTTCTTCAATTTGAGCGTCAGTTAGTCCGTGATCGTCTGGCAAATACAATCCGTGTCGGAAAAGACCGTACTGCGTTTCAAATTCAAAAATGATTTGAATCATGGTTAAGCCTGCGTAGTTACAGCAACCACATCCCAGCGGGTGTTTGCTGCGTTGTATATGCACCCGACATACGTCATTTTGGTTGCCGTAGTACTGGTAGGTAAGGTAACGCCGATCACCGTATATGTGGCGTTCCAAGATAGTGTACGAGTAGTCCCGTCATCCAAGATGCGGAAGATCAGCTTGTTGCCATCCACCGGCGTCCCTGTCGGGGCGTTGATCGTCAGAGTCGCTGCCTGAGCCGTGACCGCGTACTGATCAAAAGAACTGATATCCGGGGTGATGGACGCGGTCGAGGTGGTGCTGGATACCCGTGGGTCGATCCGCTTGTTGGTAAGCGTCGCCGTGCCGTTGATGGTCGTGAAGCCGCCCGTTGCGTTGGCATTGTTACCCAGAGCCGTGACAACACCTGTGCCGGTGGTAGTGGTTGCTGGAGCCGTACCCGCGCCTCCACCCAGAACGATAGCGCTTGCTGCAAGAGCAGCAGAGGAGGCCAGAGTGCCTGACGCAGAGTAGTACAGGACGCCGCCAGACGTGCCTGAGGTCAGTCCAGTACCGCCGTTGGCCACAGCCACCGTTCCCGTCACGTTTGCTGCGTTTCCGGTCGTGTTCTGGTTCAAGGTCGGCACGTCGGCCGCCTGAATCGTAGACATTACGACGTTCGTGCCGTTGCCACGCAGGTAAGAGCCAGAGGTCACCGCGCCTGCAAAAGCGTTCATCGCGGTTTGGGCTGTAGAAGCTCCAGAGCCGCCGTTGGCAATAGCCACTATGCCCGTGACGTTGCTCGCCGTACCGGACGTGTTCTGGTTTAGCGTCGGAATGTCATCCGCAACAACAGCCCGGAAAGTAGGGGCACCCGATGACCCGTTGGGGGCCGCGAGGAAGTAGTTGTTTGTTTTGCTGGCATAGGGGTTCTGCGTGTCGCCATATGCAGTAGCAAGGCTAACCGTGACCGACCCAGTAGAAGCACTAGCATTAACAGGGGATGTGCCTGCCAGTGAGGTGACGCCCGTGTTGTTAATGGTCAGCGTACCAGCGCCAGTGGTCGTGCTGATGCCCGTGCCAGTGCCCAAAGTTGCAACGGTGTAGTTAGTCCCGTTACCAACCAGCAACTGCCCGTTGGTAGGGGTCACCGTGGTGCCCGTGCCACCAGCAGCCACGGGAAGAGTCCCCGCTGCCAAGGCAGAAGCGCTAGTTGAATACAGTGCGTTGTTGGCCGCAGAAAATGTTGTCAGGCCCGTGCCGCCATATCCCGATTGGATAGTGCCGCCTTGCCATGTGCCCCCACTGATAACCGTAGAGCCAAGACTAAGCGAGTTGGTTCCCCAAGTAACGCTCTCAGGGATATACGCATGGACGTCCCATGTTCCGCCAACCGAACCATTTGACAACAATGCAATTGCCGCCGCGCCGCCAGAAGCAACATTGCCGACCGCTGCGCCGGTGTTATCAGTAATGGACAGAGTGCCGGTGGCGTTGTTGTTGAACTCAAACGTTGTTGTGTTTGTCAGCGTCGTGGCGTCTGGCAGCTTAAATGTTTGTCCACCCGCGCCGTTAAGAATCTGGCTAAATGCAGAAGCCGCTGTAAGCGTAGTGGTTCCGCCTGAAGCGGTAATTGTCTGGCTAGTTTGGCTCAGGCGGTTGATTGAAATGTTTTGATTTGCATCGCGCAACACAACCGAGTTGGCCCCGGATGAGGCCGTGACACCAGTGCCACCATATGCCACGGCAACGGTAGTTCCTTGCCATATCCCTGACGCAATAGTGCCTAGCGGGGAGACGTTGCCACTAGCATCAAGGTTGACCGACCGCCCTGACGGGTAGGTAACGAAGACGTTGACCGTTCCCGAAAAAGTTACCGCGCTACCAGAGTTGCTGGAAGCGTAGACTGTCGTCCTAGTCAGCGTGGGACCGGTGGAGGAATACGTTCCAAGACCCACCTCCCAGTTACCCGATGCGTCAGTGGCCGAGTAAAAGGTGGTGTTCGTGTTGCCAATAACGGCAAACGTTTGGAACCCCAACACCGCCCCTGTAAGCGTGAAACTTACAGTAGTGTTCGCCGTGCCAGTTTCCTGTACACGGTTGGCTAGGACTAGAGCCATTTAAGACTCCTTATTAGGACGTTGCAGTCGTGCTGTAAGTGACGGCGATGGTGTCGGCTGCGGCCACAACTTTGGAGGTTGCAAAGTTGCCGACCGAGTACAACGTTCCGGCAGTCGAGCTTTGCGTACTCACAGCGCCAGTGCCCGTCACCAAGAAGCAGCCATACACAGTGCCGCCTGCACCAGTAATGGTGTAGGTAATCGATGAAGCCGCAGATGTCGTGACGTTGGAAGGCGTAGAGCCGGACGAAGTAGACGCGCCAAAGACAGCGGTGCCCCGAACAGCCGATCCGCCCACGGTGTAGTTGGTGAATTCACCCGAGTTGGTCGTCACCACCGTGGTCATCGTGTCCGTGGCAGCAAAGGTCCAAGTGGCTTTGGTCAAGCCCAAGAACGGACCGACGGTCGTATACGTGCCAGACGTGCGCAGCAACGTGTCCAGCATCAACTGTTTGCCTGCGGCCACCACCAAGTTAGGGAATTCTTCTTCCCACTTAATGTTCCCTTCGGCATCGCGGCAGACAACATGGTAGTGGCCTTCAACGCCAACTAGTTCAGAGCCAGTGACATTCGCCTGCATGGTCGCTACAGCGTGGTCACCAAATTTAGAAAGTTCGTTTGACATGGTCGCTCCTTAAGCGATACGGATGATTGCGGATGTGTTGGAGGCGGAGGGAAACTGTACCGTGAATGTCGTCGTGGAAGTCTTATCGCTACCGAAGTCCAGCACGCACACTGCGCCATTAGCGCCAGCCTTGTAGATCAACGCGCCACGCGCTGTAAACGCACCTGTCCACGATACGTTGGCAAATGAGACATACGCCACGTTCCCAACCACGACAGGAGTCGTGGGGGTAAGCAAAATGCCGCCCGCCGTGTACCCACTGGCAACAACCTCACCTGTGGTGGTGTATGCAGTTGTGCTCTGGTTGAGCGTAGCTGCGTTGGTGTACAGCGCGATGCGAAGCGAGTCAGTGGCAAAGTTAAACCCGGCATTGAAGCCGCCGAGCCTAAACGAGTCACACGCGGCATTACCTACAAACGCCATTACTGAACCCCACTATTCTGAGG